AGTACTATTTAATTGGTGGTCAATAAACCTCATCAAATATTGGTGGGGTTTTTTCTTTACGCTACAATAAAACTAAAATTACTTAAAAATCGTGGCAGCTACCATAAATGCAACTATAAAAGGAGAAAATGCTAATAGCTATGTCACATTGGCAGAAGCTAATAGTTATTTTGAAACAGTTCCAGATTCAACAACTTGGGACAATAAAACTGATGACCAAAAGAATAGATCATTAATAGCAGCTACAAGATGGATCGACAGCTTTGTTTACTATGGTGACAGATGTGATGATGGACAGGCATTAAAGTTTCCAAGAAATAATTATCAAGTAGATGGTGTTGAACTAGCCTGTTCAAAAATTCCTAATAATATTAAGTATGCACAGTATGAACTAGCTAGAGCATTAGCAAATGATACAGACGCAATGACAGGAAATGTAGGAACAAATGGAAACATAGCCGAAGCAAAATTAGGAGACTTAGCAGTTAAATACAACACATCTAGTCAGGGAACAGGATCAGTAAACAATGTTTTGGATGTTTACCCTTGGCTACAGAGTTATCTTGGAGCGTATATGTTAGGTGGTGCAGGAACTTTCCAACTACGAGCAGTAAGGGGATAATATGTCATTTGTAGACGATACATTCAAAACTTTACCAGCACAGCTACTAAATCAGTTCGGCATAGACATAACTTACATAAAAGCTGCTGCTTCCCAAACCTACAACGCAACAACAGGTGAAGTTGGTGGATCTGACACAAACGTATCCATGAAAGCACTAATAACCAGCGTCACAGCTACAGAGTTTCAATCGACATCCCAGACAACAGATGTACAGGTAATATTTGGTAATGCAGAACTAGGAAACTATTTTCCAACCAGTAGAGATCGCATACAATACACAGAGGCAGGAGCAACTAAAGTAGCAAGAATAGTAGACGTAAAAACATCAAGAGGCGATCAACCCATCCTCCACACAGTATTGGCACGACCACAATAATGGCTAGAAACGAAATTCCAAAATTAATAAATAGACTAAAAATTGTTTCTAGAGCTTTAACTTATACTGCCCCTGCCCGTGCTACTGAAAAAGTAGTTAAGACTCTTCAAGTAATAGGACCAAGATGGACAGGATTATTCTCTAATTCTTACATAATAAAAAGTGAGCAATATGGCTTAATAGCTGATGGCAGCCAACAAACAGGAAATCCAACTCCAGTACTATTTTCTGGAGGACCACCAGTTAGTGCAGTTGAGAAAGTCTTAGCTGCTGGAGAATCTATATTTTTAATAGGAAATAATGTTTATTATGCAGAACAAGCAACAGACTTAGAAGGATTTAGACCCGAACAATTTACTTCAGAGCCTCCCTTAAAACCTGTTAGAGAAGGTATAAGAGATCAGTTTAGAGGATTACGAACCATAACTGATGAAGGCTTTAATTTAGAAACAGCACCATTAGATTGGTTTACAGACTATGCCCAAAAAGGCGGTAAAATGCAAGCAGAAGTAGAAACTGCTTTTAAAAGTGTTTTTGAAAAAATTAAATGAATTATCAATCTGTACGCACAGCCATCGAAACCCCATTTCAAACCAACTATGGTGCATTAAGTCCCGCAATTCCAGTATTTTTTGATAATTTCTATAATGTTCTATCTGATAGCGTGGATGAATTTATTCATGTAAATATAAAATTTGGACTAACAACTGAAACCGCACTTACCTCTTCTCATAATCATATTAGAGGAATAGTGATTGTAAGAATTTGTTCAGAAAAGAACAAAGGGCCAGCTAGAAACCAAACCCTTGCCACAACAGCGTTTACAACCCTAAATACTTTAGACAACACAGCAAAAGCAACAAGCGGAGTTTATGTACGCATGGGGCAAATTGATGGACCGAGCTTCACAACAGTAGAGGGTGGTCAAGAATCCAGGAAAGGGCTGTATCCATTCTTCATGTCAAGAATAGAAACAGATTTTCAAGCTCAGTTAACTCCTTGAATCTTTTCATAGATTTACGCTATCCTATAGACATATCGGGTAGTACCCGTATGTTCAAACCTTAGAATTATTAATCATGGCTACAGTTCTATCGGGTACTTCGGGAGCGTTATATTATTCTCCTGCTGGTACAAGCGTAACAACCCTTACAGCATCAGCTTTTCCCTCATCAGGAGGAAACATTACTGTTGGATCTCAGTTGGGTTATAGAGTTAATGACACAGTAACACTTGCATATCCAGCAGGGTCTACAGTAACTAACTGTATTCCAGCAGCAGATTACTTTGTAAAAACTTACGATGCCTCAACTGGTGTTATGACAGTTTCCTCAACCGCAGGAGGAGCAGCAGTAACAGCATCAGCATCTCCTACTTTCGTTGCTGGAACATTTGCAAGCATTACATTCACAGCACCATTAGTTGTTGGATCTGTAAGAGAATGGAGTTTTGAAATAACCAGAGCAGAAATTGATGTAACAAGTATTGGTCAAACTGTTACTCAAACCGCACCATTTAGAACTTTCATCTCAGGTTTCGCTGATGGTAGTGGTTCTGCTAGTGTTTATTCAACAGATGATGACACACTTCTTTCCAGTAGAATGGTTGAAGACGTTATTCAACGTCAGCAAGCTGGTGCAAAGGTAAGACTGTATATTGATCGTCAAATGAGTGGTGCTAACGTAGATCAAAACGCAAGTAGATCAATTTTGGCAGATATTATTCTTACTTCTGCAAGTTTCAACGTAAACCCAGATGACGGACAGGTTGTAGAGATAGCCTTCAGACCTAGTGCTGCTCCTACATTCGATCTATCTAAGACTGCATAATATTTTACTAGCAGTTATTAATTATTATGAACCTCGGTCAATCCGAGGTTTTTTATTGCATAATGAAGTACACTAATAAAAACAATACGAAATTTATGGCGACAATGAACGCTCTCGACAGACTTAGAAAAGCTGCGAATCTCGACCCAATTAAAAAAGAGGTAACTCTATCCGATGGATCGCTCTTCGTTATGTATGTAACTCCTTTAACAATGGCAGAGCGTGAAAGGGCACAAAGACAAGTAAGAAGCGATGACTCAAATGGGTTTGCTTTACAATTATTAATAAACAAAGCATTAGATGAAAACGGAACAAAACTATTCAACGCAGGAGAAATAGATGTTCTCAAAAATGAAGTTAAGGACAGCGATCTTCAATCTCTTATGCTCGCAGTAATAAATGCAGAGGAGGAAGAAACAATAGACCCAAAATCCTAGCCAGCCAGTTAAAAAGAGATAACTGGATGATGCTCAAATTTGGAGTAGCCAAGGAGTTAGGCAAAACGCTCCAAGAAATAGGAGAAATGACAGAGCAGGAACTTATAGGCTGGAGTGCATACTTTCAAGTAGTAAACGAAGAGCAGGAAAAAGAGTTTGAAAAAATAAGACGCAGAAGATAGTGCTAATCAGTTTATTTAATGTAAACTAGAGTAAATGTTTAGCTATAACTTGTGGCTTATCAGGCTGAAATAAAGGTTGGTGTAAGAGGACTTAAAAGAGTTCAAGAACTTCAGAGTGCCTTAAATAAGGTAAATATAAAGATAAATGCCATAAATAAAGTAGAGTCTGCAAAAGCGTCTGCTGGACAAAAGCAAAAATTAACTTCAGTTGAAAAGAATTTAAAAGTAGAAACTCAAGCAGCACAAATTCAAAAAAGAGCTTTAGCTATAAAAGATAATATCCTAAAAATGGATATGAAAGGAGTAAAGGTTAGTCAAGTAAAAGCTAAGTTAACTAGAGCTATAAATCAGGCAGAAAAAGGTAAGTTTATAAATGCTAAAAGAAATATAGCTGTAGCTGAAAAAGAATTACAAATACTAAAAGCACAAACAGTTGAAAGGGGTAAGCAAGCCCAAGCTACGGGTAAAAATACATTTCAGTTTCCTATGGGAAAAAGCAGTCCTTTACGCTTCAGCGATCAGGGGCAGCTATTACCTGGATCTAGTAGAAGATTTGACTTAGGAAGTGCAGCTATAAGTGGTGGCTTTCCTCTTTTATTCGGTCAAGGCCCACTTACAGCAGCAGCAGGAGCTTTAGGCGGTGGTTTTGGTGGGATGCTTGGTGGACAAATGGGTGGTTTTGCAGGAGGTATCGCAGCCACAGCAGCAGTCCAATCAATCCAAAACGCAATTAATGGCATAGGCGAACTTGGAAAGGCCATGAACCGCCTAAATCCAAACATCTCCGCTATGTCACAGGCAATGGGTATAGCAGGAACAGTAGAAGAAAAACGACTCCAGCTAATCGAACAAAACTTAGGTAAACAAGCTGCTTTTAACGCAGCCCTAGAAATGCTAGGTGAAAAAATAGGTGCAGATCAGGCAGAAGAGCTAAGAAAATTTGGCGAAACTTTCCAAAGATTAGGTAACGAAGTCACACTATTCTTCACAAAAGTACAGGCAGCAATAGCAAAACTATTAAACCAAGCTCTAGATGCAGGAGCAGACGCTAACTTAAGAGGCAGAGCAAGAGATCTCGTAGCTCAAAATCCAAATAATCCAGCATTTAGAGATGTAAACCAAAGAATAAAAGAAATTCAAGCCAGAGAAACAACAGGAAGAACAGGAGCTAAACAAAAACAGGATGATTTAAAAGCCGTCAAAGCAGAAAGACTAGAAATAGCAAAAACTATAATTCTAGAAAAAGATAAAGATAAATTACGAGCTAACAATAATAAATTAATTACGGCTGGTTTAGCAGACTTAGAAAAAGAAAACAAATTAAGCCGAGCTATTATTGTAGGTAAAGAAGAAGAGTTTTTAATTCAAGAAGCTATTAAGAGTAAGGCTGAAGAAATGGGTTTAGTGTTTGCTGACCTAGAGGTAGGCCAACAAAACCGAATAGCAAATACAGTTAAGCAAAATAGAGCGTTAAAAGATCAAGCCGAAATCGCTAAAGACATACAAGACGCTTTTGACTCTCTAAGTACATCAATAAATAACGATATTAAAGAGGGTATAAAAGGATTAATAAAAGGAACATCTACTCTTGGAGATTTACTTAATAACGTTGCTGATAGATTCTTAGATGTAGCACTTAACCAAGCATTATTTGGTTCAATATTGGGTTCTGGAGGAAAAAAAGGAGGAGGATTATTAGGTGCTATTGGTTTATTTGCTAACGGAGGTAGGCCACCAGTAGGAAAACCTTCAATTGTAGGAGAAAAAGGGCCAGAATTATTTGTACCAAGATCATCTGGAACTATTGTGCCAAACAATAAACTTGGAGGTGGCGGTAGCACGAATGTTGTTGTTAATGTAGATGCATCTGGAACAGATGTTCAAGGAGATGATGCCCAAGCGAAAGAACTTGGAACTCTTATATCTGTTGCAGTAAAAGGAGAGTTATTAAAACAACAAAGACCTGGAGGGCTACTTTCTACTCTACGCTAATGGCTACTTTTCCTAGTTACAATCCACAATATTCTGCTACAAAGCGTAGTCAGTCAAACCTTAGAATTACTCAATTCGGAGATGGGTACCAGCAAAGGACTACTTTTGGTTTAAATCAAGATCCAAAAGTTTGGAATCTTACTTTTAATGTTGATGATGAAGATGCAGATGAGATTGAAACATTTTTAGAAACTGAAGCTAACAATGGTAGATCATTTGATTGGTCGCCTCCTGATACAACAACAACATTCAAATGGATATGTAGAAGTTTTTCTAGAGAAATATTTGAATTTGATCGAAACAGAATTACAGCCAGTTTTGAAGAAGTATTTGAACCCTAATGGCAGTACCAGTTTCAGCTTTACAAGAAATAAATCCTGGAGCAGTAATAGAACTGTTTACTTTGCAACTTGATGCAACATTACATGGTTCAACTACAATTTATAGATTTCATAATGGTGCAAATCTCAATGCAAATGGAGAAGTTGTATGGGCTGGTAATACTTATTTAAGATTTCCTATTCAATGTGAAGGATTTGAATTTACAGGAACAGGAACTTTACCAAGACCTACTATATCTGTCAGTAATATCTTTGGAACGCTTACTGCAATCATGCAAGACGTTAACCAGACAACAGTTGGTAACGACTTAAATGGTGCAAAATTAACAAGAATTAGAACCTTGGCACGTTTTCTAGATGCTGTTAACTTTGCTCCGCAAACTATTACAAGTACATCAACTCAGACTGTAGCCGATCCTGCTGATGGAGAAACTGTCACATATACTGTCACAGTAGTTCAAGATTCTGGTGGTGCAAATGTTTTTGCAATAAATGGAGTGCAAAAACCAGTTATAACAATGAAACGTGGCTCAACCTATATTTTTAATCAATCTCATAGTTCTAATGTAAACCATCCTTTACGAATAAAATCCGATGCTGGTGGACAGCAAACCACTGTCAATGCAGGAACTTTAGGCACGGATGCAACTGTAACTTACTCTCCAGCTTATCCTTCTGCTCCAAATGATTTGAGATATTACTGTACAAGTCATGGAAATAATATGGGTAATACAATTACGATGAACAACCCAAATACAATTCAGCAGCAAACAACTTCATCTTCGACTACCCAATCTAATCCATTCGGTACTCCTGATCCAACGGCAGAATTTCCTCAAGAGATTTATTTTTTAGATAGAAAAATTAGTGAAAATAGAGATATTGTTCAATGGGAAGCAATATCAGCTCTAGACTTGGTAAACGTAAAACTACCAAAAAGAATAGCAACTAGAGATATTTTTCCTGGCATTGGTACGTTTGTCGGATGACTTGGCAAGATATTGCACTTAAACACGCAGAAAAAGATGCACCACATGAAGCGTGTGGTTTATTAGCTGTCTATAAAGGAAAGGAAAAATACTTTCCTTGCAAAAATCTTGCAGAAGATTTAGGCGAACAATTTATTATTGATCCTGATGATTGGGTAAAAGCTGAAGATGCTGGAGAAGTGATCGCTGTTTTTCATAGTCATCCACAGATACCACCATTTCCTAGCCAAGCTGATCTTGCAAGTTGTGAATATTTAGATTTACCTTTTTATATTGTTACTCCAGAGACAAAAGAATGGCACTATTTTGAACCATCTGGCTATAAAAAAGGATTAATTGGTAGACAATGGGTATGGGGTGTTCAAGATTGTTGGAATTTAATACATGATTGGTACGAAGAAAAGAAAAATATTACTTTAAAACATTGGGAACGACCCAAAAGTCCTGAAGAGTTTAGTAAATCGCCTTTGTTTGAATATGGATTACCTCTTACTGGTTTTAAAGAATTGGATGATACATTAGATTTAGAGATAGGTGATGTATTGTTGATGAATACAGGCACAGGTAATTTAGATCACGTTGCTTTGTATGTAGGAGATCAAACTATTCTTCATCATTGTGTGAAAAGACTTAGTTGCAGAGAAACTTATGACCAAAAGTATATAGAATGGACAAAGAAGAGGTATCGCTATGCTTAGTAAAATTAAAGTTTACGGAAGATTAGCTCGATTCCTTGGAGAGCGTAGTTTTGAAGCTGAAATATCAACCCCACTCCATGCTTTTAAGTTTTTGTTAGCAAACTTTCCTCATTTGGAACGACACATGATGGAACAAAATTATTGTGTCAAAGTAGGTAAAGATGAGATTGATGAGACAGAATTATTTAATCCGATAGGTCAACAGGAGATAAAAATAGTACCAGTAGCAACAGGTTCAAGAGGTGTAACAAGAGTATTAGCTGGAGTCGCATTAATTGGATTAGCAGTCGCTACTGGAGGCACTAGCGTAGCTTTTGGAGCAGGAGGAGGTCTTGGTTTTGGATTGACTGCTGGAACAACAGCCACCTTTGGTACAGTTGCACTGGCAGCAGCAGGAAATTTAGGTATCTACTTAGCATTATCAGGAGCAGCACAGATGCTTACTCCTGTTCCACAACCTCCTGGAGTTTCAGAAGATCCACAATCTCAGAACTTTTCATTTAGTGGAGTGCAGAATACGTCAAGAGCAGGAACAGCAATACCTGTGATTTATGGAGAAATTTTTGCTGGTTCTCTAGTAGTATCAGCAGGAATTGATACAGTACAGATAAAAGGTACAGCATAAATGGGAATTGTTAATCGCTCTGAAGATGATGTAGTAGTAGATTCCTCGCTACCCTCTGATGCCCTATCGAGTAAACAATTTGCAACTATTGTTGATGTTCTTAGCGAAGGTGAAATAGAAGGCTTTCCATCAGCAGCAGCATTTACAAAAGGCACAGCCAATTACAATACAGCAGCATTAAAAGATGTATTTTTAGGAAAAACTCCAGTTTTAAGAGCTAGTGCCGATCCAACAAATACTCAGGCTACCGATTTTAATTTTCAAGACGTAGAGTTTGAGCCTAGATTTGGAACGTCAAATCAAACATTTATTTCTGGTATTGCCAATATTGAATCTGAAACTAATGTCGGATCGAAAGTAGAAAATGGAACTCCAATATCAAGACAAATAACAAACTCTAATATCAATGCTGTTAGAGTCACTCTTCGTTTTAATGGTTTACAGACATTTGAAACCAATGGAGATGTTAATGGTGCAACAGTAGAGTTAACGATAAAAATTATTCAAAATAATGGAACGACAAGCACTCCAATATC